TTCAACGTTCTGGACGACAAGGAGATGTTCCAGCACTCCGACCACTTCGTGTGTCGGGGGACCTGGGAGATCCAGCACCTCAAGACCGCCTAGGAGGCGACATGACCGAGCAGAACACCGAGCACGACAAGGAGCTGCGTGCCTCCGAGGAGGTGGAGGACGGAATCGTGGACATCTACGAGGACGTTCCCGACTTCGACGAGAGCCCCTGGGCGAACGCAGTCATCCCCGGCGTGCAGGACGACGAGGCGGTTGGCGAATGACCAACACCTGGCAGCAGGACCTCGAGTGGTACCGCAACCACCAGACGGCGAGCCAGATCGGGTTCAACCCCGACGGCATGTGCCTGAAGGTCTGTCGTACCTCGCGGGCCATCGGCCCCAAGTTCCTCACCGCGAAGCAGGCTCAGGACGCCACCCCGAAGGAGCACCGCTTCACGCGCGTGCGCGACCTTCGTCGGGGCATGAAGCTCTTCTTCGACGACCCACACGACAGCAACACCGCCGGCCACATCGTGACGATGATCGGCCGCGTCAAGGGCTACGACCCGGACTCGCTCGACGACGTCCTGGTGGAGACCAACTCGGTCGTTCGCGGCCAGCTGGTCGTGGTCCGGGGTTCGTACTTCAAGGCTCACTGGGGTGACTCGTTCCAGTTCGGAACGGACTACCTCAACGGCGTGGAGTTCGACTACTACCAGAAGCCGAAGCCGCCTCAGCGCGACACCTCGGCTCGCGTCCTGTCCTTCCGGGAGTCCGCTCCCGATTGGGATGTCAAGATCCTGGACCGTGCCGTCAAGGCCGGCCGCAAGGACCTGGCGAAGGATGTGGCGAAGATCGAGCAGGCCGTCAAGGACCTGCCGGACGACGTCAAGGACACCCGGGTCCACCAGTTCAAGGACACGTTCAACGAGAAGCGCATCCTCGAGATGCGTCTCCTCAACGTGGCCGTCAAGGAGGGCCGCTCGGGCCGCGTCAAGACCCAGCGCGACAAGCTCCGGCAGGCGATCAAGTCCGTCCTCTGGGTCTAGCCCATGGGTCCGCTCATCAGTCCCCCGCTGTTGACGGATCCCCAGTTCAATTCGATCGCCATCGTCGTGGTGGCGGTCATCACGATCATCCCCACGACGTTGGCGGCCTTCTGGGCTCGATCCGCCAAGCAGAGTTCAGCAGAGACGGCTCGGGAAGTCCTCACCAACGGTGGGATGGAATCCGAGATCCCGAATGTGAACGATCACATCAAGTACCAGACCGAGATGCTCGAGAGGCTTGTCGAACGGCAGGACAACCACGAGCAACTTCTCGCCAACCACATCTCTCACTCCAAGGTGATGGATGCAGCCCTCGCTGAAGTGTACTTGACCGTCAAGCCGACGATCAGGATGCAGCACATCTTCGAGGAATCAACAGCCAACGAGAAACCCTAGTCAACCCGTCAAAATGGAAGGAGGGGGACATGGAGAGCATTCTCGATTCCATCAAGCACATGCTTGGGATCACGCCGGATGAGACCGCGTTCGACGTGGACATCATCAACTTCATCAACGGCGCGTTCGGTACGCTGACCCAGCTGGGCGTAGGCCTGGTTGTCGGCTACCAGATCACGGGCAAGGACAACGTGTGGGCCGCGTTCTACACCGACCCTCGCCTCAACGCCGTGAGGACGTACGTCTTCCTCCGCACCAAGATCGCGTTCGACCCTCCTACCACCGGGTTCACACAGCAGGCCATGGAGCGCCAGATTCAGGAGCTGGAGTTCCGTTTGAACGTCGTGGCCGACTACGGGTGATAGGTGCTTAGCAACACTGCCGTCCCGAAGTACTACGCGGAATTCCGGGAGAAGGTTCTAAGCGGACAAATCCCCGTCTGTGAGGAAGTGTCTCTTCAGATGCAGCTCATCGACAAGCTCATCGCTGACCCTGACGTCTGGTATGACGACTCGGCCATCGACGGGTTCATCGAGTTCTGTGAAGAGGAGATGACCCTCACAGACGGGGGTGACGTCCACCTGTTGGACTCCTTCAAGCTCTGGGCAGAGGATCTCCTGTCGTGGTTCATCTTCGTCGAGCGAGAGCGCTGGGACGAAGAGGCGCAAGAGTTCCGCATGAAGACGATCAAGAAGCGTCTTCGTGACACGCAGTACCTGATCGTTGCTCGTGGTGGAGCGAAGTCCATGTACGTGGCCTTCCTCCAGGCGTACTTCCTCACGGTTGACCGTTCCACGACCCACCAGGTGACTGTCGCGCCGACCATGGTCCAGGCCCTAGAGGTCGTCACACCCATCAAGACCGCAATCACTCGTTCGAAGGGTCCGCTGTTCAAGTTCCTCACGGACGGCTCCCTCAACAACACCACTGGCGCCAAGTCTGGCCGGCAGAAGCTGGCTTCGACGAAGCGAGGCATCGAGAACTTCCTGACGAACTCCTACCTCGAGGTTCGTCCAATGTCGATCGACAAGCTTCAGGGCATGCGGTCGAAGTACAACTCGGTGGACGAGTGGCTCTCCGGTGATACCCGAGAGAACGTCATCGAGGCGATCATGCAGGGCGCGACCAAGTTCGAGGATCCTGTTCTCGTCGCCATCTCCTCCGAGGGAGTAATCCGAAACGGCGTAGGTGACGACATCAAGATGCAGCTCATCGCGATCCTCCGCCAGGAGGCCGACGAGCCCAACGTCTCGATCTGGCACTACAAGCTGGATGATGTCTCAGAGGTCCGGAACCCTCGCATGTGGGTGAAGGCGCAGCCGAACATCGGTAAGACGGTCTCCTACGAGACCTATGAGGCTGACGTGCGGAAGGCCAAGCAGTTCCCGGCAGTACGTAACGAGATCCTCGCCAAGCGGTTCGGCCTCCCGATGGAGGGCTACACGTTCTTCTTCACCTACGAGGAGACGCTTCCGACCTTCGACGTGCTCATTCCTGAGCGTTTCGACAAGATGCCTTGCTCAATGGGTGTGGACTTGTCCATGGGTGACGACTTCTGTGCGTTCACATGGCTCTTCCCGCTCCCGCGCGAAGAATTCGGTCTGAAGTCCCGAAGCTACATCACTCGACGTACTCTTGACCTCCTCCCTGGAGCGAAAAGGCTTAAGTATGAAGAGTTCATGGCTGAAGGCTCGCTCATCATCTTCGAGGGCACCGTCCTTGACATGATGGACGTCTACGACGACCTGTTCCGTCATATTGAGGAGCGAGAGTACGACATCCGTACCCTGGGCTTCGACCCCTACAACTCCAAGGCCTTCATGGACCGCTACGAGCGGGAGTGGGGACCGTACGGCATCGAGAAGGTTATCCAGGGCGCTCGGACCGAGTCCGTGCCGCTTGGTGAGATGAAGAAGCAGGCGAACCAAGGTCTCATCCGGTTCGACGAGCGAATCGTCACTTACACCATGGGTAACGCGGTGACGTGGGAGGATTCAAACGGTAATCGGAAGCTTCACAAGAGGCGGAACGATGAGAAGATCGACAATGTGTCTGCCTGGCTCGACGCTTACGTCGCCATGAAGGCACACCCCGACCAGTTCGACTAGGAGGTGAGAGATGGGACGGATCCGGAGGCAAATCACCAGTGAGCTCAAGCACAGCTGGAATGCCTTCCGTGACGCTCCGCAGGACAGCAGTTACGGGGGTGGTTACTCGCAGAGCCCTCGGAACAGTCGGAGCAGTCCGGCTCGTTATTTCAGTGATCGGTCGTTCATCGGGTCGATCTACAATCGTCTCGCAGTGGACTTCGCGCTGATTGAGTTCTACCACGCGAAGCTCGACGAAAACGACGTGGCCACCGAGATCGTCAGAGACGGTCTCAACCGGTGTTTCACGTTGGATGCCAACATTGACCAGAACGCGTTCGCGCTGAAGGTTGACTTCGCCATGACGCTGTTCGAACAGGGTACCGCTTGCGTGGTCCCGATCGACTGCACCATGGACCCGTTGGTGTCCGCGAGCTACGACATCAAGGATCTTCGCGTCGGCACGGTGGCCTCATGGTTCCCGCGCAAGATCGCGATGATGGTGTACGACGACCGAGAGGTCGACGAAGACGGCCAGCCGGTCAACGGTGGCATCACGAAGCAGCTCACGCTGCCCAAGGACATGGTCATGGTGGTAGAGAATCCGTTCTACACCGTCATGAACGAGCCCAACGGCTTGCTTCAGCGGCTCATCACCAAGTTGGGCATCCTCGACCAGATCGACGAGGCAGCCGGATCCGGCAAGCTCGACCTTATTCTGCAGCTTCCCTACACCGTTCGCGGTGAGTCCAGGGAGACGCAAGCGGCGAAGCGACGCGATGCACTGCGCGCCCAGCTGAAGGACGACGAGCTCGGCATCGGCTACATCGACATCTCGGAGAAGGTCATCCAGCTCAACCGGCCGATCGAGAACAAGTTGCTCGACCAGATCGAGTACCTCGGCAACGCCGTCATGTCTGAGCTGGGCCTGACGCGGGAGATCATGAACGGCACGGCCTCCCGAGACACCATCAACAACTACTACGACCGCACCATCGAGCCCGTCGCTCAGACGTTCGCGCTCGAGGCCAAGCGGAAGTTCCTCACCAAGACTGCTGTCACTCAGAAGCACTCGATCGAATACTACCGCGACCCGCTGAAGATGATCCCCATCAGCGAGCTGGCCGAGGTGGCGGACAAGCTGATTCGGAACGCCGTTCTCACGGCCAACGAGTTCCGTCCGAAGATCGGGTACCGACCGTCGAACCAGCCGGGTGCCGACAAGTTGGTCAACCCCAACATGCCGATGGAAGACCAGCAGCACACGGACTCACCCGCGCCCGCGGGAGAAGACGGTGCAGCCGATCCTCTGGACGCGCTGAACACTCAGCTGGACGAACTCCTCGGAGACCTGGATGCCTAAGGTCTACGACTCGCAGAAGGCGCACGACTACTACGAGCGCACGAAGCATCTCAAGGGTCGTAAGCCCGGCTCGGGTGGAAAGCCCGTAGCGCACAAGCCGTCAGCCCATCAGGTGCAGGCGGCCAACGCCAAGGTAGCTCAGATCCAGGCCAAGCTCAGTCGTCTTCGTGACCTTCTCCACGAGAAGCAAGCGGCGGCGAAGAAGGAGGCCGATCACAAGCCCACCCAGGCCGAGAAACTCAAGGACCAGCAACAGTCCAAGGAGTACTACGACAAGCACAAGCAGTCGATCAAGAACCTCCGCAAGGGATCAGGCGGTGGGTCGGAGAAGGGTGCGTCGAAGCCAAAGACCGCGGCAGACATGTCGGTGGACGAGCTGAAGACCGCAATCCGCAACGTAGTCACCCAGCTGAAACAGGCCATCACCGAAGCCCGAAGCATGAGAGGAGGGTGACGAATGAAGGATTACCTGGGGCTGCTCAAGGCCAAGGCCAAGATCGGCGAGGTCAAGCAGCACGGCATCAAGGGTATGAGGTGGGGCATCCGCCGCACTGACGCCCAGATCGCCAAGGACACCGTGGCACGAAAGTCGTCTGGTGAGAAGGTCACTGAGACGGCCAAGGCCAAGGAGGCCCACACCATTGCGAAGACCGGCGAAGAGTCGTCGAGTCAGCGCTACGCTCGTCTCACCTCCGAAGCGAAGGGTGGTGGGGCCAGCAACTGGTCCGAGGCGGATCTCAAGTTCTACAACTCGCGAACCGAGGCGTTGTCCAAGGTCAACAAGATGTTCTCACAGAATCCGTCGTGGCTGGCAGCGACCTCCAAGAAGGTGCTTCAGCAGGCGGCACAGAACACGATGCAGTCCGTCGCGGACGGTGTCGCCAAGAAGTACATCACGACCCCAATCCTCGACTCGATCCCTGAGCCGAAGAAGAAGTGACCGAAGGAGGTCAAAATGGAACCGGATTTCTCTGGGTACGTCACCCGCTTCGGCATCAAGTGCACGGACGGACGTACCATCATGCCGGGTGCCTTCAAGCACCAGGACGGCAAGAAGGTCCCGCTGGTGTACCAGCACCAGCACAACGACGTCAGCCAGGTCCTCGGCTACACGATCCTCTCCATGAAGGAGGACGGCGTCTGGGGTGACTCGTACCTGAACGGTTCGACCAAGGCGAACGACGCCAGGGCCGCCGTGCAGCACGGGGATCTCGACAAGTACTCGATCTGGGCCAAGGACCTGGACGAGCGCATCGGCAACAACGAGGCCCTGGTCCACGACGGAGTCATCCAGGAGACCAGCCTGGTTCTCGCTGGCGCCAACTCCGGCGCGTCCATCTACAACGTCCTCGCCCACGGCAACATGGACGACGACGAGATGATGATCGTCGGTGGCGAGATCAAGCACGCCGACTCCGAGGGTGACAAGCCCAAGGAGGAGCCGAAGCCGGACGACAAGCCGGCCGAGGACAAGCCCGACCCGGACAAGCCGGAAGAGGGCGACACCACCGTCGCGCAGGTCCTGGACACCCTCTCCGAGGACCAGGTCACCGCAGTCAACGCCTACATCGACGACATCGTCAAGGAGGCAGTCACCGAGGCCCTCACCGAGGAGCCGCAGCTCACCCACTCCGACTCCACGAAGGGAACCAACATGAGCCGCAACCAGTTCGACCGCTCCGAGAAGGAAGGCGGGGGCACCGCCGTCAAGGAGCTCAAGCACGACGACGTCCAGGCGATCCTGAAGGTCGCGAAGGGCCCGCAGGGCGAGGGCGGCACCAACGCCACCTCCTCGCTGCGTGAGCTCGTTCGCTCCTCGCAGGGCAAGGAGCTGATGCACGCCGACGACTACGGCATCCGCAACATCGAGGTCCTCTTCCCGGACGCTCGTGCGCTGATGAACACCCCGCAGTTCGTCGACCGCCGGCAGGACTGGGTGAAGAAGTTCCTCGCCGGGACCTCCCACTCGCCGTTCTCCCGCGTCAAGACCACGTACGCGGACATCACCGCGGACGAGGCCCGGGCCCGGGGTTACATCAAGGCCAACCAGAAGGTCGACGAGGTCTTCCCGGTGTTCCGCCGGACGACCGGCCCGGCGTGGATCTACAAGCGCCAGAAGCTCGACCGTCAGGACATCATCGACATCACCGACTTCGACGTCGTGGCGTGGATGAAGGTCGAGATGCGCGGCAAGCTGGACGAGGAGCTCGCTCGCGCGGCCCTCTTCGGTGACGGTCGTCCCGTCCTCCTGGGCGACGGCTCCGCCAACCCGGACAAGATCCAGGAGCCGCAGGGCAACGAGGGCAACGGCATCCGGTCCGTCTTCAACGACGACGACCTGTACGCCACGCGCTACTTCGTTCCGATGCCGGCCGTCCCGGACAACGACGACTACAACGCCTTCCTCGACCAGATCACCGAGGAGCAGGAGTTCTACCTGGGCTCCGGCAACAAGACGGCGTTCCTGTCGTACCGCATGGCGACGAAGTTCCTGACGCTGCGCAACCCCATGACCGGTCAGCGGATCTACCGCAACCTGTCCGAGGTCGCCGGCGACATGGACGTCTCGCAGATCGTCCGCGTCCCCACCGAGCTGATGCCCGAGGGCTGCCTCGCCATCATCCTCGACCTGGCGGACTACAACTTCGGTACCGACCGCGGCGGAGACCTCACGTTCTTCGACGACTTCGACATCGACTTCAACCAGTACAAGTACCTGTACGAGGTCTACCTCTCGGGTGCGCTCACGCTGCCGTACTGCGCGCAGATCTTCATGAGCGTCGACCCGGCCGAGCAGACCCTCGTCGAGGACATCACGGCTCCGACCGTCGCCGCCAACGTGGTGACCGTCCCGACCCAGACCGGCGTCGTCTACACGAACGCCAGCGACGGCTCCACCCTCGTCGGTGGTTCCACCATCACCCTGTCCGACACGAACAAGCAGGTCGTGATCGAGGCCAAGCCCAACTCGACGCACTACTTCGAGTCCGACAGCGACATGAAGGACAACTGGACCTTCCGCTACAAGGCCTGATCCCAGGCCCGCCATGAGGTATTCCGGCAAGCTCGGCCTAGTCGAGCAGCTGGAAGTCCGACCCGGCATCTGGGAAGAGGTTGTCACAGAGGTACCGGTTCTCGGGACCGTGCGGCAGCGGACGGAGGTGCTGAATGGCGAAGGATCTGTGCTCCCGGAGTACGGAACCACCACCAGCATCTCCGTCCCTGCTCGGGGCGTCGGGCCCCAGGACAACTCCATGATCCGATACGTCACGTACAAGGGACTTCGTTGGCAGATCACTACGATCGTCGACGAACCACCGCGCATCGTGTGCTATATCGGGGAGGTGTACCGTGGCCCGACCCCTGAGTGAACTTCAGGCTCTCTTGAAGGGGCTGGAAGGCGTCAAAGATGCCTACATCCAGCCTCCGACGGAGGGTATGGAGTATCCGTGCATCATGATCGAACGAGGCTTGCCCTCGGCGGTCAATCACGCGGATAACAAAGTTCACAGCCTCAAAAAGGCATACACGGTAACCGTCATGGACCGTGCGCCTGACAGTCTGATCCCCGACCTCGTGGAAGGGCTTCAATACGCTCGTTTCGACCGGTCTTTCCGGACGAACGGGCTCAATCACTTCGTCTTCCAGATGTTCTTCTGACACAGAAAGGGGCAATCATGCCCGAGATCACTTGGGACGCTCTCGACGAGCGCTGGTTCGAGCGTGGCGTCGACCACGGCGTCCTCTACACCCCCACCGCGGGTGTCTACTCCTCCGGAGTGGCGTGGAACGGCCTCACCGCCGTCACCGAGTCGCCCGCCGGCGCGGAGAGCAACAAGCAGTACGCCGACAACATGGTGTACGTGAACCTCCTCTCCGCCGAGGAGTTCAACGCCACCATCGAGGCCTTCACCTTCCCCGAGGAGTTCCTCCTTCACGACGGTGTGGTCAAGACGGCCAACGGTGCCCTCATCGGCATGCAGTCCCGTCCCTCCTTCGGCTTCAGCTGGAGGAACCTCAAGGGCAACGCCCAGGACGAGGACGCGGGCTACATCCTCAACCTGGCCTACGGCCTGCAGGCCTCTCCCTCGGAGAAGGCCAACAACACCGTCAACGACAGCCCGGAGCTCAAGGCGTTCTCGTGGACCGTCAGCTCGACCCCCGTCGCGGTCACCGGCTTCAAGCCCACCGCGATCGTCAAGGTCGACAGCACGGACCCCGACGTGGACCCCGCCGGTCTCGCGGCTCTCGAGGACGCTCTGTACGGCCGAGGTGCCGGCCCCAGCCCGCGGCTTCCGCTGCCGGACGAGGTCGACACGCTGCTCGGTTCCGGCGTGTGATGACGCTGTGCCGGGGTTGACTTCGACCCTCAGCCCCGGCACAGCCCCACTGCAGAGGAGAAAGAGATGCTCGAGCTTGAAGTCGAGAACGAAGGAAAGATCGTCAAGCTCCAGTTCGAGCATTCTCTTCGTTCTCTGTCAAAATGGGAGTCAAAACACAAGGTCGCTTTCATGGCCGGTCGGGAGAAGGGCCCGTCGGAGATGCTGGACTACTACCAGTGCATGCTTTTGTCTCCGGAAAACCCTGAGATGGTGTACCTGCTCGATCCCAAGCAGATGGACACCCTCACCGAGTACATCAACGAGAGTCAGTCCGCCTCGTCGGTCCCGCAAGACGGGCCACCCCAGTACAACGCGGAGATCACGACGAGTGAGCTGATCTACTTCTGGATGGTCGCGCTCAAGATCAACTGGGAAGCACAGGACTGGCACCTCAGCCGCCTGATGATGCTGATCCAGATCACGAGCTACAAGCAGCAGCCGCCCAAGAAGCGGAACCCCCGTGAGGTACTCAGTGACATGCGCCGTGAGAACGAGCGCCGTAAGAAGCTACTCAACACATCCGGTTAGGAGGCCAGATGCTCATCACCTGGGACGACCCGACACGTCGTTACTACCAGCACGGCCTCGACCATGGCGTGTTGTACATCGGCACCGCAGCCGGGATTCCTTGGAACGGCCTCATCAGTGTTGACGAGGGCGGCGAGGGCAGCATGGAGATGCTGTACCGAGACGGCGTGGTATACCTGGCAGACGCCGAGCCGGGAGACCACGTCGCTTCGGTCACCTCGATGATGTATCCCGATTCGTTCGGTGCGTGCATCGGAATCCCGAAGGTCACGGACGGTCTGTACGTCGACAACCAGAAGCCTCAGCGCTTCAGCATGTCCTACCGGACGCTCATCGGGAGTGGCTCGGCTGGCGACATGTTCGGCTACCAGATCCACCTGATCTACAACTGCATGGCGACGATCAAGCAGCGCAAGCGCAACACGATCGGTAAGGACACGGCGCCAGTCAGCTTCGAGTTCGACATCGCCTGCACCCCAGTCAAGTTGCCTGGGTACCGACCCACGGCGCACATCATCATCGACACTCGCAGCCTCTCTCCGTCGGTTCTGGCGGAGCTCGAGGCGATCATCTACGGAACGGCTTCGACCGCGCCCCGTATGCCCGACCCGCAGGAGCTCTTCGACCTCATGAACTTCGGCGACGCCATCACGGTGACCGATCATGGAGACGGGACCTTCACGGTGGAGGGATCGAGCGAGAACGTCATTGAGGACGGTCCGTGGGACATCATCCTCAACAACATCAACGCCACAGCACCTGCTGCTGACGGCAGCTACGTCATATCCACCGGTGGCAACACCACCGTCGTTACGGGCTAGAGGAAGGAAGCCACATGGCCACAGTAACCGGCATCACCAAGGCAAAGGCTGACGAGGTCCTCGGCATGTCCGTAGTCTCGGGCTCCATCAACGGCGCTGGTCACCTGATCCTCACTCGAGGGAACGGTTCGACCATCGACGCTGGTGACTTCTCCGCGATCATGTCCGGCCTCGTCGCCGGTCAGGTGGATGCAGCCGTCAACGCTGCAGTTCCGAACCAGGTCGCTGGAAAGGTCGTGAACCGAGGGAACTTCTCCGGAAGCCTGACGTTCACCGACGCCCCGGGCGGCTCATTCAACAACGCCAACCTGGTCAACGCCTTGATCACCCTCACCGCGACCGGCAACATCACCATCGACACGGCGAATCTGCCTGCAGGTGCCAAGCCGAACACCCAGTTCGCGGTTCGAATCACTCAGGACGCCACTGGCGGCCGGACCCTCACGCTGGCGGGCTTCAAGAAGTCCCAGGGGGTGCTCACCCTCACCACGGCGGCCAACGCCATCGACGTTGTCGTCTTCTGGTTCGACGGGACCAACTGGTTCGCCGGCTTCATGGGGGTGGATCTCAAGTGATGAAGATGGTCGTGCGACCGCAGCCCACGCAACTGCCGTCGTCCATCAAGCTCACCGCGACGCCTCCAGGAAGCGTGCTCACGCCGGCCATCTTCGATCGAGACAAGTACATCGCCCACGGATACCGCAAGTTCCAGGCGGTCGTGGTCGGCGGTGGCGGCAAGGGCGGCAACGGTGGTACCAGCGTGAAGACCACCAAGCTTCCGGACCGTCCGCAGACGACCGGTACCTACTACGCTCGCGCGGGTGGTGGAGGTGGCGGTTCGAGCGGGGGTCAGACGACCACTGCTAAGGCCCCCATCACAAACCTCCCCACAACGGGGACTCCGGTCACTGTGGGCGGGGCTGCCGCGGCGAGCTCATTCAACGGTACCGCGGCTGCGGCTGGAATCGTCGGTGGAAACGGCGGCAACAGCACGGCTTCGGCAGGCGGTGCGGCTGGCGTTAAGGCCCCTGCGGTCTCGGAAGGGTTCTCGGGAGCCAACGGGACGGCTGGTGTGGTGTCCGACATCGGAAGCTCCTACCTCTGGAGCGGCGGCGCCGGCGGCATCGGGGGTCACGGGTATACCGAGCCCAGCACGGGTCTGGTGTACGGCGAAGGTGGCGAAGGTGGAGACTCCGCACCGGGATATTCCACGGGTAGCGCCACGTCGGTGGCAGGTCTGACGGGTACGACCGGCAAGCCTGGCGTCGTCGTCCTCTACTTCACCACGGACTAGAAAGGAGCGCCATGATCAGCATCACAGCGTCAGGGAACACCAGCAACACCGAACGTTTCCTGGCCAGCATGATCAGGGGCGACCTATATTCCGGGCTGGAGCCGCTTGCCCAGCGGGGTGTAGAGGCCCTTCGTGCAGCAACGCCCCGTGATTCGGGACTCACCGCAGACTCGTGGACCGCGGAGATCGAGAAGACTAGTGGAGGAGTCACCATCTGGTGGTCCAACACGAACGTCGAGAACGGTTTCCACGTCGCTATCGGGCTTCAGTACGGCCACGGAACCGGCAATGGAGGCTGGATCCAGGGGTACGACTACATCAACCCGGCCCTACGGCCCATATTTGACGAGATCGCTGCCAGTGTCTGGAAGGAGGTGCAGAAGGCATGAGTTCAACCGATGATCGCATCGTACGGATGCAGTTCGACAACAAGCAGTTCATGAAGGGCGCGGCTGACACCCAGAAGGCGTTGGCCGACACCAACAAGGCTGTCGACGGTGCGGGCAAGAGCAAGGGCCTTCTGGACCTCTCCTCCCAGATGGAGACTGTCGGCGTTACGGCGTCGAAGATGGCGATCGTCACCACGACGGCACTCGCCACGATCACCAACAAGGTGGTCAACACCGGCCTCAACATGGCCAAGGCACTCACGTTCGACCCGATCAAGCAGGGCTTCTCCGAGTACGAGGCCTTGCTGACCAAGCAGAACGTCATCATGAACGCCACCGGCAAGTCCGCTGGCGAGGTGAAGGGATACCTGAACCAGCTCAACACCTACTCGGACCAGACGATCTACAGCTTCAGCAACATGACGGACAGCATCACCAAGTTCGTCAACGCTGGAGTGCCCCTGCCCCGGGCTGTCACGTCGATCAAGGGTATCGCCAACGCCGCGGCGTTCGCAGGTGCCTCGACGCAGGAAGCAAACCGGGCGATGTACGCGTTCTCTCAGTCGATGCAGACCGGCTTCATCATGCTCAACGACTGGATGCAGATCGAGAACGCCAACATGGGCACGATCAAGTTCAAGGAGCAGTTGCTCCAGGCTGGTGTGGCGGCAGGAACGCTGACCAAGAAGGGCAAGGAGTTCGTTACCTCGAGCGGTCGGGTCATCTCGGCCACGAAGGGTTGGCGAGACGGCCTGCAGGACCAGTGGGCAACCACCGAGGTCCTGAACAGCGCGCTGGGCAAGTACGCGGACACCAACACCAAGCTCGGCAAGCAGGCCTTCAAGTCTGCAACCGAGGTCCGTACGTTCACGGCCTTCATGGACACTCTCAAGGAGTCCCTGGGCTCGGGCTGGTCTGCCGTCTTCACGGCGCTGGTGGGTAACCTCAAGCAGGCGACCTCCATGTGGACCGGCCTTTCGAACGTCGTCGGTGGGTCCGTCAAGAACTTCTTCAACTTCCTGGCCACCGCCCTCAAGACCTGGCGTCAGATGGGCGGCTTCGAGAAGACCCTCCAGGGCTTCAAGAACATCCTCGCCCCCATCGGCGCCCTCCTGCACGCCATCGGCGACGCATGGAGTGCCGCCTTCCCCAGCTCCAACAAGGGTGCCGGCAAGGCCCTCTACGGCCTCTCCGCCGGATTCGAGCTGCTCACCCGCCCCCTGGCCTGGTTGGCGAAGGGCATCCCGATCATCACACCCCTCCTCACGGGTATGTTCCTCGCCTTCAAGATGGGCGGGACCATCATCGGAAACGTCGTTGGCTACATCGTCGACTTCGTCAAGGCCGCCGCAGGGCTGGCCGAGATGGATGCGCCGAGTGCTGGCGGCTTCATGGGCTTCCTCCAGGGCGTGGCCGCTGTGGCCATCGCTGCGAAGGACGCCATCTCCGATCTGATCAAGAAGGGGCAGTCGCTGGGTGGTGCTCTCAGTAGCATCAACCTCCCGAGCATCTCGATGCCGTCGATGCCCGACCTCGGTGGAGCAAGTAGCGCTGGAGACAGCGCAGCATCTGGCGCACAGAAGTCCGCGTCGGCTCTGCAGAGTGCGGCCTCCATCATTCAAGGCGCTTTGGCCAAAATAGGAGCAGGATTCTCGTGGTTGTGGGATCAGGTGAGTGGCTTCTTCCAGAAGCTCACTGCAGAGGACCTGGTCAAGAGTTTCAACCAGGCGATCTTCGCCACCATGGCGTACGAGATCATCCGCTTCGTGCACTCGATCCGCAAGGGTCTCGGTGGACTGGCAGACTTCATGCCGGCTGCCGTTGGGTTGATGGACGACCTCGGCAAGTCGCTGACTGGGTTCGCTCAGGCGGCGAAGCGCGAGGCCATGGCCAAGATGATCATCGCGGTTGCGATCGCGTTGGGTCTTCTGGCCGTGTCGCTGTTCATCCTCTCCAAGATCCCGATCAAGAACCTGGGTCAGGCCATCGTCGCGATGGGTGCGCTCGGCTTCATCCTCAACAAGAGCCTCAGCGCTCTGGGCGACGTGGTGGACAAGCTCAATTCCAAGGGAACGATCGGCAAGATGTTCGCCCTCTCTGTGGCGATGCTTGCTTTGTCGGCCTCGATGGTCATGCTGTCGACCGCACTTCTCATCATGAACAAGGTGGACTGGACGTCACTGGTCAAGGGCCTCGGCTCGATGATCGTGATGATGAAGGTTCTGGAGCAACTGGGCAACCTTGGCGAGCACGCGGCCAAGAACCTGGTAGCCGGTGCTGCAGCCATCATGGCTGTGTCCCTGGCGATGATCGTCCTTGCGGGCGCGCTTCTCCTCTTCAAGCTGGTCGACTGGGGTTCGATGGGCAAGGCTGGCGCTGCACTTGCAGGCGTCACTCTGGCCGTGGGTGCCTTGGCACTCATCCCGTATCAGGGCATCGCGAAGGTTGGTGTGGCTATGTTGGCGGCTTCCGTCGGCATGATCGCTCTGGCCAACGCCCTCATCATGTTCGCTCTCGTCAAGTGGGAGAGCATCGGTAAGGCTGCCGTGATCCTGGGTCTTCTGACCATTGCGATCGCTGCCATATTGTACGTGGGTGGTGGAGGTGCCGGCGCTGCCGTGATCCTCGCTACCGCTGCAGCCATGGTGGCCCTGGCGCTGGCCTGCATCATGTTCAACCACGTCGACTGGGAGTCGATCGGCAAGGCTGCGGTCGTGCTGACGGTTCTCACTGTCGCAATCGCTGCTATCGCGGCGATCCTCACCGTGTTCCTGTACGCCATCGCTCCGGTAGCCCCGGTGCTGATCATCTTGGCTGCAGGCTTCGCCCTCCTGGGCTTGGGTCTTCTCGCATTCGCTGCTGCCATGGCCATCGCGGTCACTCTGGCTGGTGCGGGTGTGGCTGCTTTCGCGGTCCTGGCAACGGGTGCTGCGGTGGCGGTCGGCGTGTTCTTCCAGACGCTTGCCCAGCAGGCGCCTGTCATGCGCGAGTCGATCCTCAAGATCCTCCAGGAGATCATCGACACCGTTGTCCAGGCAGTTCCCATGATCATCCAGGGGTTCAAGGACCTCTTCAAGGCGATCATGAAGGAAATGCAGTCGGGCGACAAGAAGCAGACGTTCGGACAGGTCGTCACCGAGTGGCTGGCCAAGCTGGACGCGGCGGCACGGAAGTATATTCCGAAGCTCGTCAAGCTCGGACTGGACATCGTCCTTGGGTTCCTGCGAGGGCTCCAGTCTCGGGTCGGCGAGTTCGCCACGCTCGGCATTCAGTTCCTGACTAAGCTCATCGAGGGCATCGGGTCCCGTGTGGGCCAGTTGGTGGACAAGGCGACGGAAGTCGTCATCAAGTTCGCCCAGGGATTGGAGAAGAACGCATTCAAGCTGGCGAACGCCGGCATCAACCTGATCGCGACGTTCCTGCACGACCTGGCCTCGGCCATCCGAAACGGTTCCTCCGCCATCGGTGGGGGCATCACGGATGTGCTGGACGCCATGAAGGACGTCGGTCTCAACATGGTCAAGGGTCTGGGTCAGGGCATTGCAGACAACGCGCAGGAGGTCCTCGGACCCATCGGCGACGTGGTCGGTAAGGCCATCAGTCTGGCCAAGAAGATCCCGCTTATTCACTCGCCGTCTCGCGTCTTCATGGAGATCGGTAAGTTCATGGTCATGGGTCTCGGTAAGGGTATCCAGGACCACGCAGCACTGGCGATCACCGCCGTCGCGTCGATGATGCACGGCACGATCGCTATGGCTGACGACATGATGAGCAAGTACATGCAGAAGCTGGACCAGCAGGCCATCGCGGCCCGCGCCAAGGCCCAGGGACTGGCGGCTGCTGCCGCTGCTGCTCAGAAGTCGGCGAACAAGACCAAGACGAAGGAAGACGACAAGGCTGCCAACAAGCTCTCCAAGAGGGCGAAGGAAGCAGCCAAGCAGGCACGTAAGGAAGAGGCCGAGGCCAAGGCCGCACGTGCAGCAGAGGCGCGCAAGGAGAAGTGGCAGAAGGCTGACAACGCGGAGCGTGCTGAGATCAGGTCGAACCAGGCCAAGTCCCAGCTCGCAGGCGCCAAGCAGGCGGAGAAGGCTGCGGAAGCGGCTCGGATCCAGGCTGCCGCACTTCGTGAGCAGGCCAAACACGCAGGTTCGGAGAAGGAGCGCAAGGCGCTTCTCGAGCAGGCGCGCAAGGCTGAGAAGGAAGCTCGCGAGCAGGCGAAGAAAGCCAACGACCTCATCGAGGCGTCCCGTAAGAGTGCTTTGGACGCGATCAAGTACCAGAAGCTGGCCGGCGACGACGCGGCCAAGGCCTTCCAGGAGCTGTTCGACAAGGAAGCGAAGGCTGATGCCGACGCCGCTGCGTTCGAGAAGCTCTCCAACGAGGAGAAGGCTGCGAAGCGTCGCCAGGAGGCAATCGACCTCCAGGCCAAGGCAGACGCACATCTGCAGAAGGCGAAGGAACTCGCCTACACCGACTTGGAACGGGCGAACGCACTTGCTCAGCAGGCTCTCGAAGAGGCCGAGCAGGCGCGTCAGCTCCAGGAAGAGGCGGACGGATATCTGAACGACGGGAACGGCACTGGCGGTGGAACCCCGACGGTGATCGACATCTACCAGTCCGAAGATGCCGCTGCAGCATTCAACAAGTACCAGGATCTGTACGACTCGGCCTACGCTGCGGCTGCGGCGGGTCAGACGATCGAATTCAACCAGTACAACACCTCGCCGGAGTCCCTCAGTGACGCTGAGATCTACCGGCAGACCAACAACCAGCTCACCTTCGCCAGCGACAAGTTGGCGGGAGCTGCAGCCTGAGAAGGAGGCCCGAGATGCTCGAGACAGTGATCGTTGAGAGTGCAAACCCCTTGACGCTCCATATTTCGGACGTCGACCCCTCGGAGATGTTCATCGTCAAGAACATCTCGGGCCTCACTTCGGCAAAGGTGGGGCTGTTCACTGGTGACTACGCCAGCGAGGGCAGCTACTACCAGGGTCGGCGCGCTGAGAAGCTGACGCCTGTCATCACCCTCAAGATGAACCCTGACTACGAGAACGATGTCGAAGTGAGCGACCTTCGGGAGACGCTGTACCGCACGTTCTACCAGCCCCAGCCGGGCTCGGACGGTGTCAAGGTCGTGCTCCAAGACGACCGTAGGCCCGACCGCTACTTCGTGGGTTACACGGAGGACATCAACACCGATCAGTTCAGTCAAAGCCGCGACATCCAGATCAGCATGGTCTGCATGGACGCATATTTGTTCTCGTACGACCTCACGACTGGTGCGGACGCTGTTGGCTGGGGATCTCTCCCGGTCAACTACGACGGATCCGCTCGAACGGGCATCAAGGCCACGTTCAAGGTCAACACGGCCACCAGCGTGCTGACGTTCGACATCAACGGGAACAAGATGATCTTGAACCGGGCCTTCACGGTCGGCCAGATCATCACCATCGACACGCGAAAGGGCCAGCGGAGCATCAAGGTCGGTGCGACCGACATCATGGCCGCTCTGGACCCCTCTTCGTCGTGGATCGGCCTGGACCGTCCCAGCAATACCATCAAGGCCTACGGAGCCGTGAGCGGGGATGGCAAGGTCGTCATGACGAGTTACGAGTTCCGCTCGCAGTGGTGGGGTATCTGATGGTTTACCGCCAGAAGCCCTCTCCCACTGTCACTCGTTTGGTCGGGTCTGGGATCAACCCGGACGTCGAATCTCACTACTGGGTGGGCGTGCCGCCGTCCGAAGCCGCTCGTACTACGTCTGGATGGGGCTCTCACGTCCAGGTTCCGGTTCTGACGGAGAAGAACGACCCTCGAGGAGCGTTCACACCCGTGGCGGGAGGCATCCAGTTCAACTACCCCGGTACCTACGAGGTAGAGGCCGTCTGTACCATCACCGGTGGTGTAGCCGATGTTCGCAATGGTCTGGCGTTCTACACGGCGGGTAGCATCTCGCCGTCGTCGGGTGCTGGTAGCACCGAGATCGGTGGTAGCTTGACGGCTATTGCCGCGGCTACCGGTAGCTGGTTCATCGCGAAGAGCACGTTCGTCGTTCACGCAGCGGGTGCAAAGGTCCTCATGCAGGACTACGTCCAGACGACCACATCACACACCTGCAACGTGCAGCGGATCCATGCTGTGAAACTGGCTCAAGGAGCGCCTGGGCCGCAGGGTATCCAGGGTATCCAAGGCCCCGTTGGCCCAAAGGGTACTCGGTGGGGAACCATCTCCGTATGGCCCTTCGCTGACTCAACGGATATTCCGGCCGTCATGCAAGATGGCGGCATTCCGGTAGTCGGTGACTGGGTTGTCAGCCTCAACGGCTTCTCGGTCGGTCAGGTCTTCCCTGTAACGGCGGTGTATCCGTCGGGCAACGTGGACGTAGGTCCTATGATCTACAACACCCAGGGTGTCCAGGGTAGCCGATGGGGCACGGTCAACGTGTCCTTCCCCGGTGCTGCGGATGCTGAGTTGTCGGGCGTCCCTTGTACGTTCGCTGACGGCGGACTACCGAGGGCTGGGGACATCGTTCAGAACCTTCACCCCGATCATCTTGGCGACGTGTACTTCATCAAGGAAGTCGTCTACTTCGCCAACAGCGCTACGATCAAGAAGTACAACCCGGTGATGAACATCCGGGGCGCAACGGGTCCTGCCGGCTCGGCTCTCAGCCACTGGCCGGTTGACTCGGTCTATATTTCGTACAGTTCAGCGAACCCTGCTGCTCTGTTTGGAGGAACGTGGGTAGCCATCGGTACGGGTCGAATGCTCATCGGAGTGGACCCCGCCGACGCAACCATGGATGTGGCCGGAGACACGGGTGGAGCCAAGACTCACACCATCGCCGCGGCCAACCTTCCGCCTCACGCCCACACGATCAACCACGACCATGGCAATGGAACCGTGAATGTCCAGTACGGCACCACTACCCAGACCGGTGGCACGGCAACTCGCGTTACCGACGTGGCCAACACCACCGGCGGTACGGGTACCTCGGTGACCGCACAGATCTCACTTCCGGCCTACAACGGAAACTCGGGCAACGGCCCGGGTACTTCAACCGCTATCAACCACCTGCCCCCGTTCCTTGCTGTCTACATGTGGAGGAGGACTGCCTGATGGATCTCATGACGCTGGACGCGAACAACCAGCCGGCCAAGCTGATCGAGAACTACGACAGCCTCATCTGGACGGAACGGTTCAACACGGTGGGCGACTTCCAGATCGTCACCGGCAAGATCGACGGACCCACGGGGTTCCTCAACCTTCTTCCAGAAGGAACGGTGGTCACTCTTCGAGAGTCGAACATCGCAATGGTTGTGGAGACACACCAGATCGACAGGAAGAAGAACACGCCGCAGAAGCTGACCATCAAGGGTCGAGCCTACGAGTCCATCTTGGACAGGCGTGTCGCGCTACAGTCGGTGTCTGCAACTCTTGGCTCGTCTGACTGGGTAGTCTCCGCAAAGACTCCCAGTGACGTGGCCTGGTACGCCATCGACCAGATCGTCCGTGCCGGCCTTCTGTCGGTCAATGACATATTCCCGTCGGCGGTGGTGCAGTTCCCAACACCTGCTGACTACGGAACGTCCACGGGCCCATCCAAGAACTTCTCCATCGAGAGGGGCAACCTCCTGGGAGTGGTTCTTGGATTGCTGCAGACGAGTGCTCAGGCGGATCCCACAACAGTGCCGGCAACTCCGGCCGTGGTTCCGCATGGGATCAGGGCGGTCCGGCCGAATAGTGCCGGGACTGCTATCGGCGTCCAGATCTATGCCGGTACGGACCGCTCTGGAACCGTATATTTCGACGCTTCTCGTGAGCTGTTGGATGACGGTACCTACCTGTTCAGCAAGGTCGGGTCAGCGAACGTTGGCTATGGGGTCGGTGCAGGACTTGCCGCCACTATGTTCGAAGGAGCGGTTGAGCCCACGGGTCTGGAACGACGCGTGGCTCTAGTCGACGGCTCTCAGTCCGACATCAACTCCGTGCCCCAGCTGGGCAACTACATGTCACAGGCTCTTGCGGAGGCCAGCGAGACCGCCATATTTGACGGCAACATCAACCCAGACATCAACCCCTACAAGTACGGCATCGACTACGCCCTGGGCGACATCGTGCGCGTGGTAGGGGATTACGGACTGGACGAGTTCGCTCGGGTGACCGAGTACATCCGTACGGAGGACGCGACAGGCGTGAAGGCCTATCCGACCCTCGAGACCATCGTGCCCTAGGAGGCCTCATGAATCTCCCCAACAAGTTCTACGACGTACTCAAGTACGCCGCCCAGGTCGGTCTTCCGGCTCTGGCCACCCTGGTTGCGTCGCTCGGCGCGATCTGGAGCTGGGACAACACCGACTCCATCGTCAAGACCATCGTGGCGGTCAACGTCGCGCTGGGTGCCCTGCTGGTCCTCAACCAGGCCGCCTGGAACCGTTCGGACGCCAAGTATGACGGCGTCGCTCTGGTCCAGGAGACTCCACCGGGACAGGACAACGTGATCACCGACCTCAACATGAAGAAGACCGCCGAAGAGGTCGGCTCGCAGAAGGACCTGCTCCTCAAGGTCCAGAACGTCCCCATGGCAGGCGGGTAGGGAAAACATCCCTTAAGGTGCAGAACCACTCACCTCTAAGGAGATTCAATGCCACTACCCAAGCGTAAGCCCAAGCCCTACGTTGCGGAACGCACGCGACTCCTGGAGCACATCAGCACCCTCCCGCCGGAGAGTGATGACTATCAGAAGGTGATGGCGCGAATCAACGAACTCGACAAGATCCTCAACAGGACCACCGAGCTCAAGAAGACCGTCATCCCCGCTCTGGGAGGCATCACCGCCGTCGGAGGGATCTACGCGCTCCAGCAGTTCGCCGGCGTCCTCGTACCGAAGGCCCTGGAGACTCTCGCTGCCCGTCAGGAGCAGAAGAAGCACAAGGAGTCTGAGAACTTCTAGCAAAAAGCCTATGGCACTGGAAACAGTGTCTTAGGTTTTCTCAAAAAATCCCGGGTGGGAAATTCGATTTCAAAGTAGAAAAAACATGGCTTGTAATGACCAGAAACCCCTTCACCAAAGGAGAACCACCATGTTCAAGTTCCTCGACCGTCACAACATCCCCCGCCCCAACTGGGTCGACGCGGTGTGCCTGACCGTCCTCGGACTGCTCATCGGAGGCTTCATCAAGAAGAAGCGAGCCTGATCCCCACCCTAAGTCACTTTCCCCACAGTGGCTTAGGGTCTTCTCCTAGGTGATATTTACACGCCCTATGATGACCCTACGAAAGGAACATCATGTCCAAGATTTCGTTCGACACCACCAAGCTCAAGGAGCAGGTTGAAGACAACCCGTTGCTCGCAGCCGGCGTGCTCGTTGGTCTCCTCACCGGAGCCAGCAAGCTGCTGAACGCGAACACGGCTCGTCAGAACGCCAAGACCTGGAAGCGGGAGGTGAAGCGACGCGAGTCCAAGACCCGATAGCCCATCCGCCGTCAAGGTCCTAAGTCACTACAACAGTGGCTTAGGGTCTTGTGGATAGGCAGAAAAAACACGTCCCATAATGAGAAGAAGCTAGTAGTCTAGCCTGTTGCCAAACAGCTTCTCACCATTTTTTCTCTCACCCGAAAGGAACACGCGTGGAAACCATCCTGTCATTCTTCAGCGACCTCATCCTGTTCAGTGCAGGTCTGGTCGTGGCCACTCTGTGGCTCATCATCATCTTCATCGTCATCGACGAGATCATCGACCTCGTCATCACCGTTCGCAACAAGAACAAGGAGGACCAGTGAGCAAGCGAGCTCGAGGCGGCTACGGCTGCCTCAACTTCATCTTCGACGTCATCTTGACGTGCATCACGGGTGGGCTCTGGCTCATCTGGATCTTCGTCCGAGAGATGCGGAGAAGCCGATGAGGCGCAGGCTGTTCGGAGTTCGTCCCACCAACAAGCTCGATGTCTACCTGGCTGCCGGCGCCGCAGTCATGGCAGTGATCGGGTTCTTCGGGACGCTCCAGGAGTACAAGGAAGAGCAAGCCAACAACACCACCGAGGAGAACAACGCATGATCAAGCTGCCCAACATCAGGGGATTCGCGAGTCTCGGCAAGGCCGCGGTCGCCGCCCACAAGCCGGAGATCCTCTTCGGCACCAGCCTCGTGAGCACGGTCGCCGCTGTGGTGGCTGCCGCTCGCGGTGGCTACAAGTCCGGCCAGGAGGTCATGCGAGCCGAGTACTCGGACCTCGACCTGGTCAGCCCGGATGGCAAGGCAACGCCACTCGACGTCAAGGAGAAGATCCAGCTGACGTGGACGAACTACCTGCCTGCCGCCGGTCTCACGGGAGCCTCGCTCGGCTCCACGGTCGGTCTCCACCTCGTGCACGTCAAGGAGAAGAAGGCCATCGCGGCCGCCGCTCTCATGGCGATCGAGGAGGTCAAGGAGCAGTCCAAGCAGTACACCAACGAGCTCGTCGAGGCCATCGAGTCCAACACGGACGAGGCGACCCAGCAGAAGATCGCTGACGACGCCTTGGACCCGGACAAGGACGGCAAGATCAACGTCCAGAACACCAACCACGAGGTTGAGGAGATGTACCTCGTCCGTGACGCTCGAACGGGCCGCGACATCTGGTCCAACGAGCGGCGCATCGACGAGGCCGTCAACAACATCAACCGCTGGATCGCCAAGCACGGCGACTGCGACCTCAACACCTTCTACAGCAACGCCGGCTTCGAGTCCACCCCGGACGGCGACGACTGGGGCTGGTCTGGTGCGTTCGTGGAGCTCAAGTGGGACGAGGTCCGTCGCGACGACGGCCGTCCGGCTCGGAGGTTCACTTTTCAGACCGACGCCGAGAAGGGCTACGACCGCCCCGTCAAGTGACGACGGCCTCGTAGTGATGTGGTGTGAGCCCTGCTTGCAGGACTCATGCTTCGTGCACGTGTAGTACCCATATTCGCCAGGGAGGGGGTTGAGATCCCCCGCTCGCCCCCTCTCTGGTCCCAACCACAAGAAGAGGAATCATGCTTACTGTCATCTTGCTCGTCATCATCGTCCTGCTCATCCTGCTCCTCGCGAGCATGACCGGCCTCGCCCTCAAGAACGCCGAAGGCGGTCGCTGGTGGCAGGAGCGGTTCGACCGTCTCTCCGCGGAGTACCGCGCGCTCGAGGAAGGCCGTGACGAGGAGTCCGAGGCCTACGAGCAGCAGTACCTCTCCTTCATGGAGACCATCGGACACCAGTCCACCGCGATCGACAGCTACATCGAGGACCTGCACTTCCTGGTCGGCGTGGTTCGTACGCACTACGACGACTGCCTTCCGAACGTTGGGTTCGACGAAGAGGACCGCAAGCGGTTCAGCGGCATCGAGCAGGGCATCAACCTGCAGACGGGTGGGTAGGAAAAACACGCCCCATAATGCAGGTAATACCCTCATTCAACTAAGGAGTACCACCATGTCCAACCCCACCACCGACGCCACTGTCACCGCCCTCGCCACCGAGGAGAGCACCGAGCA